ACTAGTCGTCGGCAGCGTCAGATGTGTATAAGAGACAGCTCCAACCTCGCGGAAAGTATATTTATTTGTAGAGGAAGAAAGTAAAGAACAAACTAAATGTTCGGCTTTCTTTCCTTCGTTTAAGTCATAGTAGAATGTTGATACCATTGTCCTCCCTTCTTGTTTTGGTTTTTTTTCTATTGCGGGCGTTAGTTGGTATGGACTAACGCCCGCTATAATGAAGGAAGCTATTGAAGGGATCTTATAATGGCTTTTTTCCCTTTCACTTCCAAGTAGAGTTTTACGGCTTAGTGTATATTTTTTTCGTCCCAAAATTGAGATTCGCAGAAATTTTCACGAGCTTCGATTCGTTTTATTTTATTGTCTAAGTATTCGCTAATTATGCGTTTGAATTCGATAGTCCTATCCATGGATTCGTTCATTCTGTCTAAGGATTTACCAATTTCGCCTATATCTTCGTTAATCTCGCCTATATCTTCGTTAATCTCGTCTGCGGATTCGCTAATTTCGTCTGCGGGTTTGGCAAGCTCGTCTACCTGCGCGTGGACTTCTTTCAGACTCTGAAGGCGCGCGGCGTCGATCTCATCGATTTCGCGGAAGTAGTTAGATATGAGCTTATCCATTTTTCGAGTGTGGAAAATTGCAATGGGTAGTATTGCGGCTAAACAGACAAGAAAATAAAGGACGAATGTTATTATGAGTTCTATTATTGTTGACATGGTTAAAACCTCCATAAAATATAAGTTAGATTACAATGCGCGCGGCCTTGTATGAACCGTATCACATAACCCTCGCGCGCCTTGTGGGTTAGTGGTGTAAATTGCGGTATTGTTTATCAAGCTCACATAAAGCTTTTTTTGTTTCTTCGTTAAGTGATTCCCAAAATTTCCTATAATTTTCGGCTTCTTCTTCGCTTGGTGTAAAGCCGTGCTTTATTGGTATTGAAGCGAAGTCGGAATAGGTTTGAAAAAGATTTACTTTTCTGTCTGAAAAATAATCGTTTTCTGAAAAAATTCTAAGACTATCTTTAATTTTTTCCTCTCGTGAACATTCACGAATTTTTCCATTTATATCGATTATGAAATATTTTTTGTTTGCGGGAAAGTGTTGTTTAAAAGCATTTTTCATTCGACTATAAATTTTATAGTTTTCTTCATATCGTTTTTTATTTTCAGTTTTTTCTTTATTACTTTCTACGCTTCTTTTAAGTATCGGTGAATTAATGCTAATTCCCATTATTAAGCCTCCTTCATACTATCCCAATATTCTTTTATCGTGTCAAGTGGATAATTTTCTTTAAGTTCGTTGTAAACTTCTGTAAATGTCATTTCAAGAAATTCCCCATTATCTTGTGGAATAAGCTTCTTTTTTTCAAGCACTGTATCGGTAACTTTTATTCTTTTATTTTGTGGAACTTCAAAAAATTCAAAGCCGTTTTTATTGTGCTCGTCTTTTACAAGATATCCTGCTTCAATTAACTTATCTGCCGCGCGCCTTGCACTGTCTACTGAAACGCCATATACATTAGCAAAATGTTGTGGTGAATAATCAAATTCATACTTGTCTGTATTTGCGGCAAGATAAAGATAAAACTTAAAAGCCACATCTCCTTTTAAAGTGCGCGCCGCCATTGTTAAGTTGTCGCGCGTAATTGCAAGGTATTGTTTCTTTTCTTTTATTGGATCTTTGCGGTGGATAGTAAAATGTTTTTGGTTTGCATAAAATGCCATAGTTGATTCCTCCATTGGTTTTGTTTTAGTTTCTACGGCAGCAAGCGAGCGTCAAGCGAGCGCGGCGCAGCCGTTTGTCTATGGGGGCTATGTAAATAGCCCCATAGACATTTTATTTGCTTATCATTCTTATATTACTTATGTAAAATTCCACATATCTCTTGTGGAAATTCCACATATCTCTTGTGGAATTTTACTAGCTTGTTTTCCTACCAGTATTATGTAGGCGTTTCTAACCTTCTCTCTAAAAAATGCGTCCAATTTTTTAAAAAAACGAATTTTCACGCGCATCGTTTGAACTTCCCTATACTTACATTATACTTACATTGCGCGCGAGCTTTCTTCGTATTGTTTTTTCCATTCTTCTTCTGCGCGACGATATGCTTGTATATCGAACAGAACAAAGTCTAAAACTTCTTTTTGCTTATGTTCGTTCATTCCACAATTACCTTTTAAAAAACTCGATAAATGCGTCGGCTTAACATTGACGTGCGCGCAGATAAAACGATTTGTGCGTCCTGTCTCTTTTTTGTATTGCTCGACAGTTTCTTTTAAGGTTTCCCAGTCCATCATTGCGATACCTCCTTTTTTGACTGAGTGGTTTTCTTCTCCTTTCGATTATAAGTGGATTTTTTATCCATTCACTCTAAAAAATGCGTCCGAATTTTCCGGAAAAATAAATTTTCACGCGCATACTTACATTGCGCGCGTTGTAAGCGGAATGAAAAAAGAACCTTCTAACCATAAAGGCTAAAAGGTTCTTTTTTTCCTTTCTTTTTTTCTTTTCTTCGGACTACTCCGCGCGCGAGCTTATTTTGAGGCTTTTTTCGTATTGTTTTTCCGCTCAAAATACCCGCGCGCGGATTGTCAGGCTTTAGGGACAAGTTCGTCTATATCTGCCTTGATATCCCGTATATCTTTCTGTATTTCGTCAAGCTTAACTTCATACTTGGCTATGATTTCTGCAAACCCGGCATTGATTTCTTGACTGCGCCTAATGAAGTCCGCTAAGCTATTTTCTCTCTCTCGGCTTTCTTCCTTCGACTGCTTAAAGAAATACCATATGAACCAACCAAGCGCGAAAACACAAGCTACTGGAAAACCAAAGGATGACATAATCTCGGTAAACTGTTCCATTTTCTCACCCCTTTTTATGATAGAGTTATTGAAAAACTGCCCGAAGGAACGGCAACAAAAGCGGCATTATTTTGCGCGTTTGGTATTGCCGCCTTGTATGATAAGTGAACGTAGATTCCTGTTTCTGATATTTTTGTGTCACAAGAGAACTTGGTAGAATCTGGAATTGATATACCCGATGAGCTATCTAAGTAATTACCATTACATCTACATATTACTGTGCCGTCTACGGTTGCGGCCGTTGCTAAAATTGGCTTTGATAGAGGAATTGTAAATGTTGCCTCTTTTCCTACCGATGTAACGAAGCCCGCCCAACAAGCGTCATAATTACCAAAGGTTATTGTGTCCCCTGCTTCATAACAAAGCTTGGTATCTCCCTTGTAGTAAATTGGCACATTAAAGTTAAAATCTGTTGCGCTCCAATCGAAGATGGGAGAAGTCTTAATCTTAACTTCGCCGCTTAGTATTCCATCTGTGATTACTTCGTCCACTGCGCGGGCTTGGAATGTGTATGCTTTTTGGTAGTCCAAGCCAGTGACATCAAACTGCGCGGAGTAGGTGTTGCCGCTTATTGTGGGCGTAGCTGTTATCCAATTCACATATGCGCCATCATCAGCCTTATAACGATACTGAACGGTTAGTGTGTTTGATACCGCGCCGAAAGAACCATTAAAGTAGTTACCAGTAATGGAAAGTGAAACAGAACCTTCCGCGCTTGGTATGCCGCAATCTAAGCCGCAGGTAAGCGTCGTATAATCAATAAGAGTAAGTGTAGGTGTATAATATCCCCACAAGCCTCTACTATCAGACGCGCCAAGTTTAAAGTTAGCGCTGCTAACCCCTTGGACTGTTGAGGAAGCGGTTACGGCAACTACCTTATTATCAAGGTAAGCCGCGTATCCGTTTATTGTTGCTCCTTTTTTTGGCTGCGCGCTTATGTCAATTTGGGCTATACTATAACCTTTTATGAACTTGCTTTCGTCCCCTGTAAGCGCAAGCGCGTTTTGGTTTATATCCTTAACTGTACCCGTAACTGTTGGCGTGCAGTTTACAATAGTAAGCTGTCTTGGCACACTGTGGCGTATTGTAGAGCCATTAATCGTTGTTTGTATGAAGAAGTGTACCGTGCGCGTAGTCGAGGTAGTCGTAGCATTACGAAGCGTGTTTCTTTCTGCTGTGGTAAGGTTGAAGGTATATGAAGTCCCCGTTTTTGATACTTCGCGGTATGGTATGTCGGCGGCTGAGCCAGTCAAGCTTATACAAACCTCTACCTTAGTAGCTCTGTTGCCAAGAGGATTTGTATAGTTGATGGTTGGGTTTTCCTCATCATTAAAGTTTGGCGCGGCGGTAATAGTAGCTTTGCGGAGGATTGTATCTAATGTGCCTGTGCCACTTGCGCTTTGTGTGCCAATATTCGCGCCGTTAAAGTTTATGCCGAACTCTTGGCTAAAAGAGAAAGAAAAGGTTTTTGTGCCGTCACTATTGTGGGCTATGACTGTGCTTCCACTTGCAAGGGTTTTGGTTGAGCCTGCGCCGATTCCGATTGTATTTGTGCCGCTATACTTTGTGCCATTGACAATTACGCTCCACTTCTTACTTGCGCCTGAGCTTATGGAAGCGTGTGTAGCCGTGATAAGTTGAAGCTTCCAACTAACCGTGGAGGTATTGTCGATGTCTGAAACGCTTGTGCGATTCCAACTAAATTTTAAAGTTAAGAGTTTTGCGGGAGTTATTGATTTACTGCCACTTGTAGCCATTTCTTTTCACCTCTCTTAGCTGCCAATCCAGAAGCACCCCGTTCTATCGTATTTATAGTCCTCAAAACGGCTGTTATTGCCGATTATAAGGTAAGTATTAGCATGAAGGTTCTTAGCCTTTACACCTTCGTTATTTGCCTGTAAGACGCTTTCCCCGCTGCGGTAGACTGTCATACCATCTTCTGTAATGGTTGTTTTCATTTCGCGCCCGCTTTTCTCAACTGTCATTCCTTCTTCATTAAAGGTAAAGCCAGTTGAAGTGGTTACTTTGTCTACGCCGCCCTGCTCGATTTCTTGCCTAAACTCAAGAACTGCTTGCTGACTTTCGAGGCGCGCGCTTGCAATTTCAGTTGTTAAGCTATCAATATCACTGTTTAGCGAATCAACAGATTCATTAATTTGTTGCTGTTGGTTTTGAACTGTGGCATTGATTGAGTTGACGTTAATACGAAGCGCGGCTATTGCATCGGTGTTTTCGTCTGCTTGGCTTGCTACTATTTCAATTTGTTTATTAACCTTATCAACTTTAGCATAAGTTTGCTTAATACTATCACCAAGATTACTTGGCGCGCTGTTGATATCGTTTTCGTTTTCATTATCCTCATAACTCCATTTTGTTTTTTCTGAAATGCCGCCATTATATTCTATGGTGTCATCAAGCACATATGAAATTGCTTGGCTACCATCTTTTGTGATAAGGGCTATCTTATCTCCAATCTCCAAAAGATAGTTGCCGTGCCAGTTGCATTCAAATTGATTGAGTGTCAAACCTCCGACTGCGGCGAGGGCATTATCAAGAAGTGTTGCCCTATCTTCTCTGTTGTCCCAAAACGGGTTATCGCGGATGAACTGAGTCGAGCCGCTTTCAGTTGTGGAGACGCTTAGGTTATCACCGAGTTCTGTGGCGCTAACGATTGTGCCAAGGCGCTTATTAGTTTTGCTTGATAAGGTAAAGTATTTCTCCTTGTCAATCGTAAAGTCTGCATTACCATCTAAGCTTAACCGCCTAAAGCAGATTTTGTTCTCGCTTGTGATGAAGTAAACCGTTTGTGTAACTTCCGCAACTGCATCTAAAGCATCTCTTATCGTCTCTGTGCCTTCAAAGTTAGCACCCGCCGCGTAGGAAGTATCAAAACAAGTTTCGTTTTCTCCGACTCCGCGTATGCTATAACCACTAAGCCCAAGCAACGTCACGCAAGAGGTTATAAACTCTTTAATGGTGTAAGAGTCGGCAAGGGTAAGCTCTGAAACATTATGCTTTGTAGCGTCATATAAAGCATCATAAGCAGTTATGGAAAGCGCGTTGGTGTTCTCGTCTCTGTGAACCTCAGAGACTTTGAAGCGCGGGTAAGCAAATAAAGAAGTGTTCTTCCCATTCACTAACACATCCCATATAAGGTTGATTTGATTTGCCGTAGTCACTGAGAATTGGCGGCTAACATCACGAACCTTCATATTCATTTTTTGGCATATTCCATAACCAAAAAACTTCCCTTGCCCTACTCGTTCAACCGTGAAGCTTTGAAGATTATCAGTAGCCTTGAATGTGTATTTAGTACTTGTGCCTTCATACACATAGGCGCGCGCGGTTATATGGCGAACATCAGAATTAAGTTGGGATAGAGCATTTTGATTATTTATCATTTCTCTATCCCTCCTTATAATTCCTTAAAGGTTATTGTAAAAGCCTTATACAATGTCTTAGAAGCTTGAATTGTATAATACTCAACCTTAACATCTGAGACGATTGCATTAATAGTGGTTAGCTGTTTTGTTTGTGGGTTTAAAAAGCTTATTTGGCATTTGAAGCTATTTAACGCCTCTTGTAAAGTTGCCATTGTGGTGCTATCCAATGGAATGATTGTTGCTTCAATGGAATGCTTTGAATTAACTAAATCAACTAAAGTATTGCCCGCCGCGTTTGTTTGCGCGTTATAGTTAAAGCTCTTATCAACCTTTAAACCGCTTACAAAGGAGGAATAATCAACTCCTTTTATTTTTAAGTAACTCATTAACTATTCCTCCTTAAACTATAACTAATGGTAAGTTGCCCGTTTGTTTAGTAAGCGCATTGATACTATCAACGCTTATTTGTCCGAAAGTCTTTCCATCTACTTGTAGGACTATGTTGCGGCCGCCGCCGAGTTTGTCCGAGAGTCTATCGGCTATCTTATCAAGCCACTGTGTATTATTCTCAAGAGGTACTATTGCTTCTGCGCCCGCTTCACCTAAACCTCCGAGTCTGCCGCCGCTTGTGAAGAGTGTTGGCTTATCAAAAACACCACCGCGCGCATACCAATCAACAGAGAATTTAGGAACTCTGGGGGGAGAAATACTAAATTCACCAGTGATTTTTAAGTGCGGCATTTTAAGTTTTGGTAAGCTCCAATTGAAGTTGAAAAAGCTTCTGATTTTATCAATCAGTTGTTTCACTTTATCTTTTGCATTTTGAATAGGTGTAAGTATCTTTTGTTTAATGGCATTAAATTTTTCCGCTACACTTGATTTAATAGCCTCAACTCTATTTGCTATTCCTTCTTTTAAGTTATTAAAGCTTTCTACTGCTTTTGTTTTCATTTCTTCAACTTTTTCTGCGATAGCGTGAGCTACTTTTATTACTACGGCTTTTATCTCGTCCCAATGTTTTATGCAAAGCACTATAATTGCTATAACCGCGGCAATGGCAGCCACAATAGCAATATAAGGAGCTATTGCTACAGCCATAGCTGCTGCCTGTGCTAACTGGGCGGCAATAAGCGCTCCAAGAGTTGTAACCTGTGCTGCATCCATAGCGGCTTTAACAGCAGCAACAGCATTATATAAACCAATAGCCACAGCTATCCCGGTAATAATACCAGCCATTACAGCCAAAATAGTTTTATGCTCTAATAGAAATTTTAGAGCTTCACCAAGCTTTTCAGCTACAACTCCAAGCACCTCTTGTATTTTAGGCAAGTAATTCTCTGCAAATGATTGAATATATGGAGTAATAGCAGTAAGCACATCTGCTCCAAGAGTTGTTAGCATAGTTATAATTGGCGCGGCAACTTCACCTAATTTAGCCATTGCTTCATTTAATTTAGCCTGAGCTTCATTCTGAGCCAAAATTGCAGCATTATTCTTTTCATATTTAGAAGCAGCATCATCATATAAACCACTAAGAGTTTCCCTAATTAGTTTTTCTCTTTCCTGTTGTGTATTACATGCCGCCAGCTTTTTATTAAATTCATCTTCGGACACACCGGCCCAGTTTAAAGCATCCGCCAATACACCTGTTACTTTCCCTACATTTGCTGACTCATTTGCCGCTTCAGTCAAGCTCTCAATAGGTAAACTGTTGCCATAGGTAGCCCAAACACCCTTACAAATAGTAGTCCATTGCGCCTGCTCTTTTTGATTAGTAGTTAGTTTAGCTATATGGGTTGCAGCTTCTGTTGCCGCGTCATTGTCACCAAGAACACGATATAAATCCTTATAAACTTCCTTGGCTTCGCCAGCAGTACCTCCAGACGCCTCAAATGCAGAGGCTAATTGAGCTTGTGACTGCCTATATTTTTCTGTAGCCGGGCCCAAAGCAAGAAAAGCTGCACCTACTGCCGCAACAGAACTAACCATTACTTTTCCGCCTTTTTTAATACCTTCACTAAGCTTTTTAAAATCAGCATCTACATTTTTAGAAGCCTTAGCAACTTGATCTTTGAAACCGCTAATTTCTTTTTTTGCTTCGCTGATATTCTTTTTAAGATTACCAATCTCCGCAGAGATTATAACTTTTAATTCTTCGTTCATCGCTCCACCTCCTTCTCAAATTTTTTGTTAAAGGTTTGTGCGAATTGTTTAAACCTTAATATTGATAGTTCATCCCTTTTCTCTTGTTTCTTCTCTTCAATTTCTTTTGAATCAAATAAGGAAGGATATACTTCTGCAATTTCTGGAACAGTAACAGAAGAAGAATAGAGCCGTGATATGCTGCGCCCAATTAAATCAGCTAATATATAATCAAAAGAAGCTTTTTCTTGAGCTTGTTGTTTCTGTATGCGTTTCTTACTGGCAATAGCTCTGGTAAGCTCTGCTATTGTCATATTCCAAAAATCATACTCTGATATTCCATAATCAAGCGCATTATCTAACCATTTATAAATGTAATTACTAAAAAGAAACGGAGACGGAGGGTGCATTTCCACATCTCCGTTAATTAGTTTTTTTCAGATTCAGTCTCTTCTTCGCCTCTGATAATTCCAGAAACCTTATAGATATCTAAAATAACAGGAATAAAATCAGTTGCACTATGCCCGTCCGCTAAGTAAGCATCGAAAATGTCATAGGCATCATTTAAGTTAATTCCGTGATTTAACTGTTGGAGTGATGCATACAGAATATTTACCATAGCGGTAATAGTGGGAATAGTATCTCCATCACCAAATATAGCAATAGGATTGCAACCAAGCTGCTTTTCAAGATTGATTGTAGCTCTTGTACTAAGTCTTAACTTATAATCTTTATCTCCTGCGCTAAAATCAACATACATCATAATAATCTCTCTCTCCTTTTAAGTTATAGTAGGGAGAGTAGGAGAGAGTTGCTTACTCTCCCTACTCCCTTATAAGGGTTAAGCCCAAACCATAGCGGAATTAGGCTTTATTGAAAGTGTATAACCAAGTGCTGCATTGACTCCTGCGCCGTCAAGCTTGACGGAAGAAGTGCCGCTAAATGTGCAAGTGGTTGTGTCGGGAAGTGTTACCTTCCAATTTACAGTTCCAGTGAGTCCTGTTAAAGTCTCAAACTGGGTTTTGTCATAAAGGAACTTAAAGGCAATAGAATCGCCATAGTTCTTTATGCCGTCCATATACATATGCGCATCATCGGCAAGAGTTGTGATTTCGATAGCTTCAGTCTCGCCACCAAGATCAGGTATCTCTTGAAGGTTGGTGAGCTGCGTAAAGTCGCCGGCTGAGCTTGTTTTATAGGATAAGGTAATACCCTTACTAAGAACTCCCATTTGTTCATCTCTCCTTAATCAAAATTTTCTAAGGCCAAGCACTCATAAGTTAATATCTTCTGTATCATTGTTGACGATTTGTCGTAGAGTTCGCCGCTTGATATTCTCTTGAATCCCAAGGGCTTTAGGACTCTATCTATTTGTGCCGCTGTCGATTGTAGAAGGGCTATCTGATTTCCCCATACCTTGATTTGGTATGTAATTCGGCTATACCCGATTGTATCCCCTGTGTCGGTTGCGGCGTTATTAAGTTCAAGATAACTTATGCAAGGCACTTTTTCTCGCGCGGTTAGTTCCATTTCATAATGAGCGGGGAGAATGGTGTTCAAAGCACTAACCAATTCTTTACTATAATCAACCATCATTCATTACCCCCTCTTTTAGTATCTCTAATATTTTTTGTCTATTTTCATCAAGGCTTGGGCGCATAAAAGGATGCGGTTTAAGTCCGCTTGTGCTGTGCCAGTTGCCTTTATCGTCTTGGTAGTTCCAAGGCACATCTTTTCTGCCGTTTCCTTCCGCAAATAAGCCTGTGCCATATTCAATATATGGCGCATACTCAAGCGGTGTATATACGATACCTTCCAAGCCTTCTACTTTACTTGTGATTGAGCGGCGAAGCGCGCCAGTATCTTTTGGTGCTTTCTGCTTCGCGCTCCTTTCAACAAGTAAAGCTGCCGTCTCAAGGCTTTTTTTAAGCGCAACTTCATCCGACATTTTATCAAGCCGCGCTATTAGTTTCTCTGCGCCTTCAAATTCAATATTCATTGCGCGGAAGTCGATTGAAGAAAGACTTGTTTAAGTGTTCCACGCGGCTGTATGTAAAGCACTTTAAGTTTTTCTTCTCCGTATTGAACTATATAGGTATCATTAATGTCGGAATTGGTAAGCCCAATATACGAAGCTTCACTATATGGTGAAGTATCGGAAACGGTTTGCGTAAGTATATATATTGCCATTTTGATTGTGCCTTGCGGCTTGTCTGTTAGTGTTCGTTGTCCGTACTCATCGTAGTCTCCAAGGAGGAAGTAGTTATAACTTCTCATATCGTTATTAATCAAACTTACCTACCTCCCTCTTAAACAACTTTGATTTTTCTTTTCCGCTTTAAGACTTCCTCTATTTCTTTTGGATAGCCATCTACATAGCTTTCGCTAACTCCACTAAAAGACTGCGCCGCAAGTCCTTCATTATTAAGCCGATTTAGCTTAATTTTGGCAATTTGAAAGGCGCAAATTTCAAGCTCATAATCAATGTTACGCTGCGTGTAGGCTTCGACTTCGGCAAGTGCCATTTTCAGTGCAAGCCCAATTTGCGCCTCTGTATAATTATCTGCCGCCGCGCCCAAGAACGCTTTTAATTCATCAATCATTCTGAACGCCCCCTATTAGTTGTTTAGGAAGCGGCTTCGACTATCTTGCAAGCCTTGGTTGCATCGGTGAGCGCGCAAACATAGCAGTCACGAAGATAGATGGAATTCTTGCGCTTATCTGCGTCTCTGTCCTGCTCTACCTCAACATCCTTCTTGAGGAAGAGGGTAACGGCTTCCTTAGTAAGAACATAAGCCTTGCCAGTAAGAGCCTTAGTAGCTACTACGGGGATACCCGCGATAGTGCCGACTTGTCCGTTATAGACAACCTCGCCCATTCTTGCGGCCTTGTAGTCTGCGTCCTTGCGGAGAGCTGCCTTCCAAGCGTTGGGGATTATGACGAAAACGCCGCTTTCGTCCTCAACATTAAGAGCGGAGATAGCGTCAACGATAGCATCGTAGCTGATTTCCTTGCCCTTGGGGAAAGTTACTTTCTGAACGAGCTCAGTGCCCGAATTAGCAGTAGCAAGAGCAGTGTAGAAGTCGGAAGTCATCTTGTTAGACATAACGGAAGTTGCGCCCTGTATACCCATGTCAACGATAACATTATCCTTCATAAAGTCCTCGTCAAGATAGTCAAAAGCCTGCTGAACCATCTTAACGGTATAGTCCTTACCAACATAAGCGATAGAACCACGAGAAGTATTACCTGCGCCCGCGGCAACCTCTTCTGCTGTGCCAGTATAGGTGTAAGTGTTGATTGTCTTTACCATGCCCGCTGCGCCGACAAGACTATCATCAATAGTCATCATGGAGCGCGCATTAATCTTAGTTGAAAGTATATCCTTAGCCTTAGCTTCGATAACTTTATTGCTGTAAACAGTATTATTAGCCATTGTTAAAACCACCTTGTAAAATTATTTAATTAGTTGAAGAACCTCTTGAAAACTTCGGGTTGGTTCTTCTCAAGCTCTGAAAGCTCTGCAATAGTCATTTTGGCAACCTTTTCCTTTGTAAGCTCGCCGCCCGATATACTATCCTTCTTGGGTGAGTTGCCCGCGAGCCTTCTGTCAACTTCTGCCTTAACGGCCGCTTTGAAAAGTTTGTCAAGCTTGTCAATGTTGGCTTGGCTTGTCTCGATATCATCCGAGATAGCGATAATATCAGCAAACTCCGCGCTCAGTCCTCTTGAGCCAAGAACGCTTTTAAGTTCGCTCTTGTTCTTCTCAACTTGGAACTGTGCCAACTTCTCACGAAGCTCTGCGATTTCATTATCTTTTTCGGCTTTTTCTCTTGCGTCACCGTCAAGCTTAGAAAGTGAAAGCTGCTTTTCGTATTTCTTCTTTTGAGTTGAAAGTGCTTGTGTCACGCGCTTATCTGCTTCGCTCTGTATAAGCGCCATAACCTCTTCCTCTGTATAGGTTTTCGGATTACTATTCTGCGCGCCCGCATTGTTATCGTTCGTGCTATCAATAGTGTTTGTTTCCATAATTTCCTCTGCCATTTTTCTTTTCCTCCAAAATAAGTTATATCCTCTTTGGATATCCCTTCTAAATTTAGTTGTTTCTTTAACGTCTTACCCCTTAAAAAGACTCTACCACGGGCAGAACACAACAACGGCAATTTGGATGTGCGGGAATCGGCAATGGAGCGTCTATGGGGTAACGCTCCCCGTGCAACGCGCCGCACTCATCACAACTTCGTTCATCTTCATCCGCCCATACTTCAACTTGGGTAATACCACTATCCTTATACCTTTGTTGCGCGGCTTGTGTTTGAATGTGCGCTGTTTCGGTTCTCACTATGGTGTCCGCGCGGGAGTAGCTGACATTGAACCGCTCTTGTAGGTGTTGTTTAAGTTCAGTCGGCTTCTTTCCCGTGATTACACAATGCACGAGCTCATCATTAAGTGATTGTATAAGTTTATCGGTATTGTCCCAAACTCGCGCGCTAAAGTTCTTGCCATCGGCAACCCATACTTGATTTATAAGTTGTTGGATTGTTGAGCTGTCGATGGTTGAGTAAGTCGAAGAAGTAGGAAGTGATATTGAATCATACACCGCGCGCCACTGTTTTTCAAACTCCTTCGACATTAAAGAAATCTGCTTATCTCCCAAGTTCTCAAGCTCTTTCCGAAGTTGCGCTTGCATCTTCCAGTATCTATCAAGCTTGTTTAAGTCGGCTACTGTCGGTTCTCTGCCGTCTGCCATGGAAGCTAAGAGTTTGTTGTAAGTAGCTTCAAAATCGTTTATGGTTCTCTCCATAGCCGCCGCATAATATTTTTTTTGCTGCGCGCGGATTGCGCGAACACTTTTATTTGTTATGCGGGCTTGACTTGAAGCCATTCTTTCTTCCCAATACTCGCTCATTTCCTTTCACTTCCTAAGTAGTTTTTTCGCTTAGTCGGTATAATCATTTGCGCCGAAGCTATAAACACTAAGTTCTTCTTGTTTTTGCTTTTTGACTGCTTCAAGCTCCGCGCCGACATCCTTAATAAAAGGAAGCTGCGCGAGAAGTGTAGCATCACTAACAGTTCCTTTAAGATTGTTGACAAGATTAATTGTTTCGGTAAGGTTGATGGGAAGGTTACGAACAAAATTAATCCTAATATCGCGCCATGTTGCATCACTTGCCTTTAGGTTAAGCACATTACAAATAAGCTCAATGCGGCGTTGTAGGGCTTTGGTGAATCGTGCCACAATGCCGCTTGCTACGTTCTCGAATCCAACAAGCTTATAGGCAAGTGCTGTGCCGCTCTGAGCGAGGAAAGTCTCATCTGCCATATCGGGGCAAGCAGTTACTTTGAAGATATTCTTCTTTATGTTCTCCAAAATGTTGACGATTTGTGTATCATTGGCGTTCTTGGTAAGCCAACTTGCTTCTGCGCCTTCGGGAAGAACAAGAACACGATTCTCTTTCATTGCGTTTATATCGTCTGTTTCTGCGTCTACTCCAGTAAAGGTGAGGTAAGCATCAACCCACGCATTAAAGTCATCAATCTCGCTTGATTGGAGTTCATTGTAAGCATCGTTAAGAGTTATAACTGAATTGAAGATATTTTCTTCGTTCTCGTTTAAGTAGAAAACGGTAACGGGGACATCTCCGAAGTAGTGCTGCTCGGTGTCAAGCTCAGTAAGCGCGCCGCCTAATTCAAGAGTTTTGTAGTGCCGTATTGTGTTCTTGTCATAGACTTCGATTGCGTAAGTGTTATCGGAATCGTCAATGGCGTTGAGCTTATACCAACGCACGAAGTAAAGAAGCTCGCAATCAAGAGTATTATCAAAAATCGCAAAGCAATTGAGCGGGTTTATTTGACTGTAACGAACTTGGGAATACTTGTCTATCCATTGGAGTTCATAAGCTACACCATATATAAGTGCATTGGTTATCATTGACATATCCTGCGCGGCACTGTCATTATAATTGAGAGTGTCTTGTATATCGGTTATATCTTCGTTGCTGAAATAGCTTACGGGTTTGCCGCAAATATAGCCGCCGTAGGTATCTGTTATTATTTTACAGTAATTGGTAATTATATGGTTACATTCCTTTGAAGCGTCACTATACGACTTGTTAAGAATAGCGTGCTTGCCGCGATAGTAGTTATCCCAAAGTTGAAGCTTCGGGCGCTCCGTAGTCATGAACCTATTAAGGATTTTTTGTAAGAGTTCCTTTGTGAGTTCAGTATTCTTACTTAAAGTAAACATTTATTTTTTTGCCTCCTCGAAGTAAATGCCCACAAGCTGCGACGGCACATAGTGCAGTATAGTGCCTTGGCCGTTGCTGTCGTCGCGTATGCATCTGTAAATTTTGCCGCCGTCAAGATAATACTTGTCTTTATAATATCTCATGCCCGCCGCGGCGGTTATCGGATTATCAATCGTACCGTCTTCGCCAACTGTGATAGGCTCCCAATGCGCGGGAGTCACGCTCGGCCGCCATGTGGGATTAGCGGATATAGCGTTGTAGCAACGGTAGAGTTTTCCATCATCGCGCACCTTGGCGCCAACAGAATAATCTTTTTCTCCACTCCAAAGTGGATAAAGCTCGGTATATCTTAAAGCTTCTGCGTCCGTAGTAATCTTTGTCAACACATTGTCTATCTTGTTACGATAAGCTTTTGCTTCTGCGCGCGTCATATATCCGTTCCTCCTGTGATTATTTCCAGTGCCTCTGAGTCGGAGATTTCTTCTTCAGGTTCATCTATCTCCAACCAATTATCTGCACTATCGTTTACTCCGAGGTAGACGGTTACAGCGATAACATCGCCTTTTTTCAGTGCCTTGCCATCATCTGCTATTAACTGATTGCCGTTAATTATCATTTCGTCACCACCGTCCATCCTTTATTTGTTGCCACCGCAAGTGTAGCTTCTGGAATCCCTGTCGCTGCGGCGGGCGTATTTTTAAGCGTGATTGTTCTGGTATCAGATGTGGATATGTCCGGTAGAGTATTGAAGAACGCAAGAACCGCATCTGCTTCGAGAGATGTATTCGAGAGGTTTATATCACCCGGAAAGCTCGTCAAGCTCTCTCCTCCAGTAAAAAGCAGCTTTCGGAGGGAATAACAAGGCATCAACGGATAAAACGTGCCATTCCAACCCGTTGTCTCGCTGATATCGCAGGTTAACTCTTGGAGACTTGTGCATTGACGAAAAGTCTCCCACCAACCTACCAGTTTAACTGTTCCCAAGAAGCTCTTGAGTGTGGTTATGTAGAGCCTTGTGTTTGGCTCACAAATTCCCGACTGTGTTTTGACATATTCAACAGACTTTAAAGCATCCGGAATCTTATTTCCAAAATTATAAAAATACCGACATCCCATTAAGTTCCCCACCGTCACAAAGGTATCTGTCTCGGTATCGTCTTTGCGCAGAATCATATCCACAATACCATCATTTATATAATAACTTCCCGTTCTCGTGTTGCTCCAAATACGATACCACCAGCCCGACACTTCCAACTTGATAACCAGCTGCTTCGTGCCGTCGCTCATCGTATCGGTATAGTCATTATAATTAAAAACGCGAGTTATAATCTTATCTCCACTTACGCCAGTGCCTGCCACTGTCACTGGCTCGTCATTTTCAAATGCCACAAACTCGCCGTTGACAACTTTTCCAGCGTACATAGTGCAAGTGCCTTCACACCTAAAGCCAAATGACACTTTGTTAGTACCGTTTGGAAACAACTTAACAAGACAATACATCGTCCTGTTTGCAACTTTGTCATAATCGGGCAACCGAAGCCATTCGGCAGGGCGAGTACCTTGATAAACTTCGCGCGGATCAGACTCCGGCGCGGAAGAGCCAGTTGTTATCGCGTCAACCGCATCACCAAACCCTTTGGCGGAGTCCCACATAATCTGATTAGTATCTCCCGTTTTATTGCGGATGCGGTTAGCAGTGTAAGTCATGGCCGCGTCAAGTTGAGCGGAATCAACTACTTTGTCAAATGCCATTAGTAACCACCTCCAGTCCAAGTTGGTAGGGCGGCGAGGGTGTCGTTGACTATTTCTGTCTTGTCTGCCGCCGTCCAGTAGTCAGTGCCTTTGACGGGCTTCAAGCCGACATCAGAGCCGTTATATTGAAGTTTACCGTTAGTGACTGAGAGCAAGTCAAGCACGGATTTGTTGTCGTGTTCGTGTGCCAGCTTTACCGCCGGAAGCCAGTTATCCATAACAGTCTGCAAATCGGCTGTGACTGTGCCTCCTCCGGCTGGAATATCAACACCGATGTATTTTGCAGACATACCCGCAAACGCATAAAATAATGCGAGATCAAGTCCGATTTGAACTGTGTCTAACCCCTCACCCAGTTCCGGAAAAGTCTCTTGAATATCTTCTGACACCGTGTAGCTGACATCCTCCGCGCGCAAGGTAAGCGTAGAATCACCTACTTGCGGCATATCTGTTTTTGAAGGCTGCCAAGAGATTAGGTTGCCGTTAATAGAAGGCTTGTAATAGCCGCCATCTTCACCTTTTAAAACAGTTTCGGAAAAGGAAAGAGAAGCATTGTTCTTTTGAAGTTCAACCATTCCTGCGCCTCCTTAAACCACATAAATTCTTGCTTTAAAGTTCATATCTTCGCCATTGTGAGCTATTGTGTAGAAGTAACGGGCGCGCGCATCGTGAGTAGGAAAAGTAAACTTAAATCCCCATTTTCCCACATCCGTATAGTAAGTTCCGCCTACTTCCTCTATAAGTGCGCCGTCTTCATCAAAAATACGAAGCGCGCAACCCTCTGTTATAGTCGTTCCATCATTATCTCGTATCGTTGCGGTTATCGTCATATCTTCTCCATCCGATGTACGAACCGCGTCATATAAATATTCAATCACTTATTATCTACCTCCTTCTACATTTAAATGCCAAGACTTGCTTTGTTTACCGTCTTTAGCCTTGTAGTCGTATAAATATCGCTATACCCGTATCTGCAAGCATCTATGGCGTGACTCCATTCATGAGTTGTATTGTCGGTGTATTCACCAGTTTGCTTTGACTTGATATAAGAGAAGTTCTCAAGTTCAGTTATAAAGTTCTTGCACTTTGGGCTTACCACAATAAGATTATCTTGAAGGAACATTAAGCCCGCTTTAACGCTGCCCGCGCCCTTCTTACAAGCTTCTGCGCGGAGTCCTTCTTGACGAAAATAGTCAATGCTGCGCGCTTCGGCGGAGTCAACAAAAACCTTCGTTTTAGCCAGTCCCATATCACGAATCGCGCCCGCCAGTTCTCCAAGTTGGCAACCGCTTTTATAAAATTCGTTAAAGACATAGATGGTTTTGTTTTCTCTGTCGTAGAGAGTATCGATGATTGCGGACTTGTCTACAAAGCCTATATCCATGCCCGCGCGGCGCTCAAGTGTGCGCGCAAGCTCCATCTCGTTGAAGTCCTCTACTCGCCAGTTAGTGAGAACGAGGCCTTCGGAGTCAACTCCCCACTCACCCAAGCCGTAGACACGATATTTAGCTGGGTTGCGCGTTGCCATTTCTTCCAGTGCTTTGTAGTTCTCCTTATCGAGAAAAGGATTATCTTTATAGGTTGAATGAGTATAAAGGAAGCTTTCCGGTGGGTTCTTCTCGCAAAAGTCATAAAGCCAATGGTTTTTGGAGATTGGGTTGAACGCCATTATTATTTGCTTGTTTTCGACTGCCCCGCGCAAACGTAGGTTCAACTGCTCTACTATTGCTTGCGGCACTTCAAAAGCTTCCTCAATAAACACGCAACCAATATTGTTAAGAGAAAGAAGCTTGGTTTCTTCGTCAAGTCCGGTAAAGATTATCTCGCTTCCATTTGGAAATTTGATGTTGAAGTCGGTTTCCCTTATCTTGACATATTGGGTAAGCTTCCATTTTGAAAGAATATCCTTGAAAAGAGAAAAACAAGTATTGCGAAGTGTTGCGGCGGTTCGGCGGCAAACAAGAACGCGGATTGGCTCGTTAAGACAACGCACAATTAGTTTTTGGGTTATGAAATAGGATTTTGCACTGCCCGCGCTTCCCATGTATACCTCCCATCGGTGCGAGTAATCGAAAAGAAGCGGAAAGTATTTTGGCACAAAGAGAGACTTAGAAAGTTTGAGGGTTATTTTATTGTGGTTTGTCTCGCTCATCTTTCCTGCCTCCTTACAATGCGCGCGAGCTTAATTTTATTCAATAATTTCTACTACGGTGTCCGTTTTAACTTCCGCTTGGATTTTCTGAACTGGCGCATATCCAAGGCTGTCAAGTATATATTTTGCAGCCTTAAAATCACCATCGCGCGCCAACTGTTCGATCGTCGCTTGAGCCATTAGTTCGTTGTCTTTCCACTTCTCTTGTAGTCTCTTTGAAAGATATTCCTTGAACTTCGGTTGTCTGCGCCATGCAGAGTAAGTGTTATTGCTGAGTCCATATTCTTTGCAAAGCTCCTTACCAGTTTTAAGCGGGTTAGCTATCATAAATTCAATAAAGTCCATTTGACGAGTGGTTATATGATTTTCTGCCATTTTTTCCACCTCCTTTCTATGTTAGAAAAAAGCGTAAGCTATTGCCTACGCTTTTATGCACTATGCGATGTATTCGAGCACACCAAACAAACCGCCTTCTTTCTCAATTAAGGATAAGGGTAAGAGATAACAATAGGTTATCTGTTCGGGATGGTTTATCTCTTTTGCGCGCCCGAATCGATATAAGCTTCGAAGCGTTTTAAAGTCGATGAAGTATATCTTTTTTTCACTCTCGGAAACAATACAATATACTTCGTAGTCTGAATACATATTGCCCTTTACTTTTGTATTTTCTTGCTTGTAGTAGACTGCTTCCTCGCAAAGTATGTTATGGGTTTCCCCTATGCGCGAGTCGTTCTTAACTTCAATGTAGAAAAGGCTTCCATCTTGCGCGCGGCCCTCAATGTCTCCTTTGTGGTAGAATTGCGGATCTGTCTCTTATACACATCTCCGAGCCCACGAGACC